CAAATAAAAGAAGTTGAGGGAACTGTGAATAAAATTTGGAGTTTGCTGGACTATCATTATGAAGATATTGATAAACATAAAGAAAAATTAAACCAAGAATACGGCCGGCAGATGAAAGAAGTAGAAGATTTAATTATACCTCTGTTAAACAACTTAGCAAAATCTTCCACTAATGAATACATATATTGGCCCGGCAGACGAGAGATTTTAGAAACGCAAATTGAGAAAATTACTGCACGTACTCGAGACGTAAATATATTCACTGAGTAATTCCATATTTACAAAGGAAGTAAGAATCAACAATATCAGTCGCCGGGTTACCTTTTTCTTGAACTAATTCAAAAGTATCCGGCTCTGCCTTCCAAGCTTCTAACATTGCCTCTTTATTAGAATTTCCCTTACCTGTTGCGAACTTCTTAAGAACAGTTGGTGGAACAGTTTCATAGCGAAAACCATTCTGTTTTAATTTCAGTTTTAAAATTCCAACATTTTCCGCGATGTGAAAAACTCTACCTGTAGATCCATAAGAATAATCTTCTAATATAACTTTCTCAACTCTACCATTATGCCAACGTAATGTATCTATAGTCCATTCTGCTAAAAACTTGAACTTATCTATATCTTTTAAATCTTTTGACAACTTATAACAATTCACATTTTGAAGGGCGGACCACCTTGGCCTCCACTTATCCAAAGCAAAAAAATAATAAGTACAATTATTGGGACTACATATTCCATTTTTATATACACAAACACATGGGCTGGTTGTAGAATAATCTATTCCTGCGCAAATCAATTAAAATCCTAACTGTTGTAATTCTCTTATACTATTATTTGCAGATGTATGTAAAATCGCAATGCCACCCTTTGACTTCCACTCAGCCACGTTTGATTCAGAATCATCAATTAGAATATTTGGTGATAAATTTTCTTCAACAGCATAATATTGTTTTTCTCTTTGAAAAACACAATGAATTCTTACAGGGTATATTTTATAATGTTTATAAATCCATTGCATTTTTTGCATGCGGCATTCCAGAAAAACGGGTAGATTAGGAATAGCAGTTAAAACATGCCATTCGAATTGTCCAGAAATATGATTTACTAATTCATCTGCATCGGATATTTTGGGAAGAGAAGAGAAAAAATCTTCAGGGAGGAGTTCCCATCTGTTTGCCCACTCTTTTTTGGTACCAAATTTTTCAATAATGGCTTTATCAAAATCTGATAAAACACCATCCATATCAATAAAAACTTTCATGATTAGTCGTATATAAAATTCATTTCACCTTCAAGGCCCACTTTTTCTTTGTATGTTTTATCAAGAATATCCTCTAACCAGAGTTTACCTGTAAAAGCCGGTGCATTCTCGATATCTTGCCACACCTCTTGAATTGCGTTAACACCTAATGATTCAGTATGTTTTTCAAGAACTTTAACACACTCATCAACATATTTTTCAAATACTGTTTTCATAATACCCTCTATTATACATCATTAATAAGTAACTTTCAACAAAAAAATTTTAAATCAAATCTACAACTTCACATCCACCATCACTTCCACAAGCTTGTGTCTGAGCTCCGGCAGTATGGTCTTCTTTTTCATAATCACCTAATTTATCCCAATTCACATTTTTGGGCATTTTCAACAATAATTCTTTATACATTTTTTCATCACAATCTTGATAAGGAGATTGTTTATATGTATGTTCACTAAATGGTAAAAATGAAATACCGCTAATAGAATCAAAATTTTCCCAAACCCATGAACCCACAATCATCCATTCATTTTCCTTAATGGATACTGTAATAGATGGTTTATGTTCACACCAATGATCTTGATATATTTTCCATAATTCTAATTGTTCTACAGCCGTCATATCCGTTCTACATATTGCTCCTTTTGGACTTTTTTGAGGAAAAGAAAATACTGAAGTATGAGTTGGTTTTGTTACATCCGGTTCATTTGGAAACTTAGCTTCTTTCATAAACTTGCATAAAGGATCTTTATTATCTGCCCTTACTGTGCGAATATAATAAGGATTATGTCGAGCGTGAATACCAGAAGAACTATCAACCAACTGAGATACCGTTCCAGAAGGTTTGATACAAGTAATTGCCGCTGATCTTGGGATACCGAGTTTAGTAGACCATTCTTTATTTGTTTCAATAGCGACATTTCGAAGCTCCTCTAAAAGTTTGCCAGTTTTTATTTTTCCTCTTTTTCCATTTGTCAATTCGTTATCCATTATTCCGGTAAGAGAAACTCCCAAAAGTCGTTCTTCCTCACAATTTCTGGCCCATTCTTTGGTGAGGTATTTGAAGTTAATGAGTGTTGATTGGAATGTTCCAAGTATGGTAGCATTGCGAACTTTATCTTTGAGAGATTGGCTAGTGTCCCGTCCTCGGATAACGACTTCAGATAAGTTGCAAAATTGTCGTGACCGTAAAATGATCTCGCTGCACGGATTTGTGCCAAAGTCATCTCTGGGATCTCGTCTTCGAATAAATCCTCCATGTTCATCTTGTTCCCTTTCGTTTAGTTTTTGAACTTGTCGATTAGCTGAATTTCCATTATATATTCCTCGTTCTCCGGATTTTGAATCATAAAGAGATAACCACTCTCGCATAAAAGTTCCAATATCTGGGCGTTCTTTATAATTTACAGAATTATTTGCTAAAGCTCGCTGTACGTTAAGTTTATACCACTCTCCATGTTTTGCAAATCGCATTTCACGATCATTAAGATCACTAAGACTGATGAGAGCACTTCTTCGAACTCCTCCTACAACAACTACTTCTGCAGTCTTACAAATGATGTCATGACATTCAATTGGTTTAAGTTTTCTTCCCGCGGCAGCTGTAAACATCCCCGTTACAAAATTAAATAAATCTACTAGCGGTTCTGGGCCTGAAGCTCTACCTCCAAATGTTTTTAAAGGCATGCCTGCAGCCCTTACTTTACTCATATCCCATTTAGGAGAAAGTCCTTGATATAATAATGAAACTAATTCTTTAAAAGCCTTACACCAACCCAATTTACTATCTGCAACTACTATGGTAGTATCTGTGGGAAAAAATTCTTCCGCGATAACTGGCATTTGTTTTGTGTATTCTTCTTCAACAGAAAAACCAACACCCGTTCCGTTCATTAAAACATACATAATTTCATCAAACGTTCTTTGATTATCGCATTTTAAATACGAACAATTATAAGCAGCAACATTTTCTTTTTTGAGAGGTTCACCGGCTGTCATTAAACATCTCATAGACGGCATAATCTCTAAATTTAAGACCGACTCTTCTAATTCTTTTCTAGTTTCATCAGAAAAATCATAATCACATTTTTCTTTCAAATCTTCTTTAAAAAAATCAAAATATCTTCCAATTGTTTCAGACCATTTTTCTCTTCTTTCTTCATCATACCTCCATCTTGCATATCTTGAAAGATGTATAAATGATTGATATTCTGTGGGTAGGTTCATTCATTTTCCATGTGTTAAATTTTTTTTAGGAATTCTTTTTGTTCTCGTTTTGATAATCCCTCGAGGGCAAATGCTTTTCTGTCTGCTAATTCATACTTTATTACTTCCATTTCTTGTTTAGAAAATGTTACAGCATTTTTATCATAATCTTCAAATGCCTCACAGCACAAAGGAAATTCGGGTTTGACTAACTGATACATTGCTACAGCATAATCTTGAGTTTCTTTCTGTGTATGATTATCCATTCTTAATTTACAAAAATGAAAAAAATTATGTAAATCTATTTTCCAAATAACTTCAGTATAATTACCTACTGGTAGCACAGAACGAGCTAATTCTCGAGCCAAATCAAGATCTAATAAATTGTGATAGGAGTGAATAGCATTATCATATATGCGATTAAATTCGAATTTAACAAGGCCTTTTTGCTCAATTTCTTCACCTCTACCCTGATTGTTTTGGGTTGATTGTTTTTGTATATCATCGTCATGAGGAACATAAAATTCTTCACTCATCAACGAATATCGTCCTGAATATTCATTTAAATTCGCTGTCCGATGTCGAACTATTT